GCTGTTGAGTCGATCGCCCAGGCCGAACGGCTGGCAAAGTCCGCCTGCGCTCCAAGAACAAGCGGGAGATTACCGGCACCCTGTCCCTAATGGGCAATCCGCAGATCACCGCGGCGCAGACAGTTGCGCTCTTCAGCTTCGGCACATTCGACGGCAAGTATTTCATTGAACAGGCGACTCACGGTTTCAGCCGTTCCGGCGGCTATACAACGTCAATCAACGTCAGACGAGTGCTGGACTACTGAGATGTTCTTATTCTATGCGGGGATTATTTTACGGCGGATACGCCGAAATTCAGGCCCGATATTTTTCAGTTGCTGAAACCAAAACTTTTTATTCCCTCGGATGGCTGAACTTTTTTGAGGAAGAGTTGATCCTTCAAAACCAATATCCTTTATAATTTTTATCGCGGAAGTCGGTTGATTTGTCCGGCTCAGCCGTCATTATCAGGCAGCACATTGCAGCAACTATTTGGGCACCCGCTGTCTTTGAGCCGTCTGGGGCCATCAAAAGGTAGGCTTCCCTGACCAGGGCGGGGAATCTTCGGTAAGGAAAATGCTTAAGTTTGAGCAGCAACCAACCTTGGCCATCACAAAGCCGTTCCTTTTTTTTACCCCGGAAAGGCCAAGTCCCAGTTTGGCTGCATTTGCTTCGAAATTTTCAGCAAATCTTTGAGCGTCCATGCCCAGTATCGGCGTGTTTTGCGTTTGCACCGAAGCCGTGCTTGTGTCGTCATCGGAAAGCATTTGTCCATGGCAAAACCGATAACAAACAATATAAGAAGAACTGCCAGACAGCCGATTTTTGCTTTTTTTGTTTTTCTTTGGCAGCTGCCACGTTTTCTTTGGTCAGCGGTGCGCCACATTTGGGGCAGGCTTCGGCGTCTTCGGATATTTTCTTGTTGCATTCGGGCAGGGAATTCTAGCCATGATGTCTCCTATTTTTTTGAAAAAAATAACGGAGTAGGTATAAAATTTTTTTATCACTTTCTCAATATAAAATAGAAAAAACTCAACTTGCTTGTAATCGTTTATCTTTTATCCGATGCATCGGAGTTTTCGTTTCCTTGACACATCCATTGGTTTGTGCAATCCAGGAAACACGGAGCGTAGCAACTCCGACACTAGGCGGACACCGCCATCCCGTCAGCCGCGGTTTTTTTGCGCCCTTTGCCAGCCAAGCAAGGGAAGGGTGCTGCTCATGCACAATTGCCGGGAGTGGTGAAATGTCCAAGGCTTCGGCCTAAAATAGCCAGCCTCGCCTAGTGGAGGTGCTAACTCCCGGCTTTTTCATATGGGAAAAGCCACTAGCAAATCACTAGGAGGCTCTTGTCATGAGTGGTCAGCATTTTCCCCATGATCGCTTGTCTCTCGGCGGTCCGGCGCATCAACCGGAGGTATCCCCTCCCACATCTTCCACATTCACGATTCAGGACGTTCGCGATATTTGCAGCATGGTGGAAAGCCGCCTCTACGACGCGGCGTTTCCTCTCTATTGTCTTGCCAGCCTTGTCGACAGGGACGAACACGACAAATTGGCGTACCTGCTGGACACCCTGTTTGAAGGCGCGTTGCGTGGCAATGAAGAATTTCTCCAACGCCTGGAGGGGAGGCTGCGCCATGCAAAGTGATTCCATTATCCCCTTTGATTTTGATGGCAATGCGGTGCGCGTGGTGCTGCGCGACGGTGATCCCTGGTTTGTTGCCAAGGATATTGCGATGTGCTGGATATCGGGAATCATAGACAGGCGATTTCGCGTTTAGATGATGATGAAAAGGGTGTCACTAGTAGTGACACCCTTGGAGGAAAACAGAACATGACCTGCGTCACCGAATCCGGCCTGTACTCCCTTATATTCACCAGCCGTAAGCCAGAGGCCCGGCGGTTTCGCAAGTGGGTGACATCCGAGGTCTTGCCGGCTATTCGCAGAACAGGCGGCTACAGCATGAATCCAGCCGAAACATTGCCCGAATTCGAGTTCCCGGATCAGGCGTTTTTCCTCAAGCCTTCCCAGCGGGCCGCTGCTCTGAATACCGCCATGCAGATGGTCAAGCTCATCGGCGGATCGCTGGAAGACCTGGACATGTTGTATGGGCGGTATTGCGCTTTGCTTGGAGCCCGCCCCAAACCGATAGACGCACTGGAAGTACCCGAAAATTCAGCCGACGAAACATCCGCTTATTGCAGGATTCTGCGCCGGATAAGCGAAGGAAGAAGCTATACCAGCGCTGGGGTGCAGCGTCTGCTTTCTTGTGGAAAACCAAGTTTTGGGAGATGCTCAAGGCTGGTGAGTTTCCCAATGCTTTCAGGGTGGGGCGGGTTATCCGCATTCCGGAGAAAGATGTCCGGGACTACCAGAAGCGGGAACGGATAGCCGAAATATTCAGGTCAGAAAAGACCAGTCAGACCTCCATTTAGAATCCGTAGTGGTTCGTCACAGTTTGCCATGTACCGTGCGTTAAATCTGCCTGCAGGTTAACGTGCGGTGCATGTATAATAGCCTTTCTCAAATCCTCAATCGACTCGAAGTCCTTGAATCCACCGTACAGCAGCTTGTGCGCGTTGGTCGTGTTGTCTCGCTGGTACCGGAACGCGCATGTGTGCGCGTTGAAGTGGCCGATGCGGACGCAGACGGTACGCCGCTGACGACCTACGAATTGCCCGTGCTCACACGCAAATCCCTGCACGACAAATCATACTGGATGCCCGACATCGGCGAGCATGTGCTGTGCATCTTTCTGCCGTTCGCCCTTCGCCAGGGGTTTGTTGTTTCTGCGTTCTACTCGCAGGCTGACGCACCGCCCGTCGCGGACAACGATGTGCGGCACGTCGAGTTCAGGGATGGGTCATGGTTTCAGTACAACCGCCGTGAACATCTGCTTTCCGGCCACGTTGTCGGAGGCAATGCCACGTTGACCGTGGACAAGAACGTGACCCTGTATGTCGGCAAAGACCTGGCCGCAGAGGTCGGAGGCAACGCCAGCGTTGACGTGGCCAAGGCGTTGATCGCAACGGCCAAGACAATCGAGGCCAAAGCAGATCAGACCATTTCTATCATCGCGCCGCAGATTCGGCAGATCGGAAACATCACCAGCGTGGGCTTCGGCTCTGGTGGATCTGGTGACACTATTGGCGACGAAACCAAGCGGGCGCACACTACGCATGAGGGCAGCTACAATCTGAGCGGTGACGCACGCATCGGCGGGCATTTGATTGTGGATTCCCTGACAGTACGCGACCCCATTAACGGAACGTTGGTAGGGGGTGGCTGATGCAGGTTGGATCGTTCGGCGACATTGTTTTCCAGTGCTCTGCAAACGAACTGCATACGTTCAAAGACCTGACCAGGAGTCGTTCCGCGCAGTTCGCGGAGCACGCTGTTCTTGAGCAAAAGTCTCGGCTCCAGTTCTGGGCCTGGGGCTGGAAGAGGTGAAGTTTACTGTGCAGTTGCATGCCGCGTTCACAGACCCGGCTGCACGCACTGAAGCATTCCGAGTGGTTCAGGCTGAAGGCGAGCCGCGCAATCTTGTACTGGGCGGTCAAAACCTGGGGCAGTTTGTGATTGTCGAGATCCGCGAATCGCGCAAGCACCTGGGAATGAAAGGCGTTGTTTTGTTTGCAGAATTGGAACTCACTTTGCGGGAGTACAATTGATGAGCACTTTTGTTGTCGACCCCAGCGCACCGCAGGCCGTCACAATCGGCGCTACCGGGCTTGAAGAAATCCTCCAAAATGTGCGCACCATTTTGACCACGATCCGGGGTACAGTTCCCCTAGATAGATCATTCGGCCTGTCCCTGACGTTTCTGGACCAGCCGCTGCCGCGGCACTGGCTGCATATTCTGGCGAGGTTGTCGAGGCCGTGGAGCGGCTTGAACCGCGCGTGCGTGTTCGCTCTGTGGAGTTTACAGACGCCGACGCGGACGGGCGGCTGTATCCCGTGGTGACGTTGAATATCCCGGAGGGCGTATAATGTCCGACCTCGCTGCCTTGCCAGCCGTATCTTTTTGCGACACCGACGCCACGCTTGTGGAACAGTCCGTCATCACAACATACGAGACAATCACGGAAACAAGCCTGGCTGCCGGTGATCCTGTACGTTTGTTCCTTGAAACGCTGGCATACACCATTGCGGTGCAGCGCCAAGTTATCGACCTGACGGGCAAGAAAAACCTGCTGGCATACGCCGATGGCGACTACCTGGACCACCTGGGCGCGCTGACAGATACACCGCGGCTTGCTGCCGGGGTAGCGCGGACCACGGTTCGTTTCAGCCTGGGCGAGGTGCAGGCCGCGGCTGTGAATATCCCCGCCGGGACACGGGTAACGCCCGACAACAAGTTGATGTTTGTCACGACTGAAGCCGTAGAGATCCCCGCCGGGGAATTGTCCGTTAACGTCTCCGCTATTTGCGAAACATCCGGCACAGTGGGCAACGGATTTCTTGCCGGGCAGATTTCTCGGCTTGTCGATCCCCTCTCCGGTGTTGTGTCCGTGTCCAACTTATCCACGACCCTGGGTGGAACGGACGTGGAGGCGGACGATCGGTACCGGGCCCGCGTGCAACTTTCGCCTGAAAAGGCTTCCACGGCAGGGCCTGCCGGGAAATATCGCTATTGGGCAGAGTCGGCGCATCAGGATATTGCCGACGTTTCAGTGCTCTCGCCTACTCCCGGTGTTGTCGACATAATCGTGCTGATGAAAGACGGGGCGCTGCCGTCCGATGAAGTGCTGCAACTTGTGGACGCGGCTGTCTCTGCCGAGACCGTGCGGCCCTTGACCGATACTGTTCATGTGTTGGCCCCGGAGCAGGTGCCGTACACAATCGACCTGACCTATTATATAGGCCGGTCCAATCTTTCGTTTGTCTCGCAAATCCAGCAGAGCGTTGCCGCGTCGATAGCGGACTTTGAACAGTGGCAGGGCGCGGCCCTGGGGCGCGACGTCAATCCCACTGAACTGATCCACCGCCTTCGGCAGGCCGGGGCCAAGCGTGTTGAGATTTCCACTCCCGCCCATGTGGCACTAACTGGGCGCCAGGTTGCCGTGTGTGCCAGTACCACAGTGACCTATGGGGGGCTGGAAAATGACTAGCCTCTCCGCGCTGGATTTCCGCTCCCTGCTGCCGAGTTCTATTGCCCAGGATTCGCAGATTCTGGCCGCTGCGGACGTACTTTCCGAACAGCTAGAGATCAGCACGGCGGCTATTCCATCCGTGCTGATCCCTAGCCGCATCGACGAGTTGACCGAGCCGTTGTTGTCTCTGTTGGCGTGGCAATATCATGTGGACCATTGGGAACCGGACTGGGACCTGGAACAAAAACGAGAGGCCGTGAAAAGTTCCATCCGCCTGCATAAGCGCAAGGGCACGCCCTGGGCTGTGAAAGAAGCATTGCGCGTGTCCGGACTGGGCGATGCGGAGGTTATCGAGCGCGGGCCGTTGCTTCGCAAATATTCCGATGCAGAAGGCTTGCGCTTGGACGGGACATGGCGTCTCGACGGGACGCAGCGCTTGTCTGATTTCGAAAAGCTGACCGGCTCTGTCTATCCGCCCCACTGGGCGAATTTTATTGTCCGAGTCAATATGGCGCAGGCGTCCCGAGCCGGGACGTTGAAAATGGCCCGCGCTGCCGTGGATGCGGCAAAGCCGGTACGATCCTGGCCGCTGTGGGCGGTCCACCTTTCCCTGCAATCCGAGCCATTGAAACCCGGCACAACGTCTGCCGACGGCCTTGCCGGGTCTGTACTAGCCCAGTCGGCGCGATTGCGTCTTGATGGTTCCTGGCGGCTGGGGCGCGATGCCGCGCCGTTGCGGCTGGACGGTCGCCGTTTTGATGGCACCTGGCGTCTGGACGAAATGCAACCACCTCTTGTTACGGAGCGTTTGCAATCGCGTCTGCAAACCCTGGCGCACGGCAGCACCACGCTGCGCATTCCGCCCGGTCGGCCTGTGCTTCGGCGTGAACCGGCAAAGCGTATGGGGGAGCACGCTCTACGCATGGACGGTTCCTGGCAGATGGGCACGAACATTCGGCTGGATGGTGCGTGGCGACTGGACGGACGGACCTGTCTGCACGTTGGGCCGCGCATGGGAATGCACCCGGATCATCGTTGGGACGGAACCTGGCGGCTCGGAGAATCCAAACCAATTTGCACAACATGGCCAAGCGTCAATTAAGGAGGTTGTATGTCTGTAACTGCATCGGCAACGGACGATTATTGGCGGCTGCTGGCGTCCGAACTTTTTGCAAAACTGTCCACCGAAGATGCCGTTATGTCGATCGGCTGCGGCGGGTGGGCCGACAATGCGCCGGTACCAATCGATACCGCGCAGGCAGAGCTGCACGATTCCCGGCTGACCAAGCCGCTGGCTTCGGTATTTCTGGCTGACGATTTCACAGTGGTGGCCACGGCGCGCATCGTTGCCGGGGATATGACCGAATCGGCCAGCGAGGCCGGATTGTTTGTGGGGGACGAACTGCTGTTCGTGCGCAATTTTGAGGCCGTTCCCGTGCAGGACATGGATTATTTCGACGTGAAAATCACCATTCCGTTCAAGGGATAAGGAGGTAGATGTGGCAATTACGGAAAACATCGGTGTGATTCCCGCAGTGGATGAAACCGGGCAGGCTCCGGCGGCGACTCCGGAGTTGTTCAACACTATTTTCGGCAGGGTGCAGGGAAATTTTAATACAATCGACCCCATCATTCAGGACGTGGTCGCAGCCAAGGGCAACGAGGAATCCCTGGCCGCGCGGTTTGGTGCTATTGACGAGCAGCTCGGGGCGCTGGAGTCGTCGAGCGCGGTATCTGTAAGCAAGGCGCTTGAAGATGCGTGGAGCGAATCCGACGAGGGATTCAGCTTTGAAATGTTCCGCGACGCCGTGCAGACATGGCGCGATATGACTCCTGTTGCCGTTGTTCAAACTGTATCCGGCGACGATTCGGTGGACGTTGAAAGCACGGCAAACCTGGAAGAGGGGCATCGTATGTTTTGTTCGACGGTACCCACGCTGAAACCATTGTCGTCAGCAATATATTGACGACAACGCGGTTCCAAGCAGCCGCGCCGCTTACAGCGGACAGAACCGGGGGCACGCTGGCGCGGACAAACTGGGAAATCCATTCGGGCTATGCGTCGATTCCTTCCGGCACGGGAACGTTTTTTTCCAAAGTGCTGTCCGTGCTGCGTTATCAGGACGACGGACGGCTGGTTATCCGGCGCAAAGCGGGTGATGGCGAGCTACGGGTGTTGCCCGTACTGCAGGGGAAACGGTCTGGCAGGCAGGGGAGTTTATCGAAAGTCAGGTACGTGACGATGGGACTTGGCAGGTTCGTTACCATATTCCTGTCGGCGGGCGGATTGAATTGAAGATTGAAGCCCTGCCTGCCAGCACGGCCATGCGCATTGAAAGCATGATGTTGCTTACCTCTCCGCAAGCTGGGCGTGCAGATCCGTTCGCCAGCCGGTGATTACGTCGCCGCAAAGTGGTGCAACAGGCGTGATGGAAACGCCGACAATTACAGTGGACGCATACGGTCCTTGTATGGGCTCGACCAGGGCGGTATGCGCGTGCGCATCTACACGGACGAGGACAGGCAAAATCTGGTTTATACAGGGACAGAAACGGGCGCGGCAACGTCCCACACCGTAGCAGCTGGGAATCTGGAAACGGACCGTGTGTATTGGATAGAAGCGGATTTGTGGGACAGCGAGAACACATATTCGCCGGTGTCCGCCCTTATTCCCATCACAACCGGCAGCGTATTCCAGTACGTGCAGCAACCGCGTGTTGTTCTCCTGCTGCAGGGGCGGAAGTCTCGCAGACAAACGTCACCATTGTGTTGGATCAAATGCAGGTGGAGGCAGGTGGAACCGGCAATCAGACTGCCGGGCGGTTTCTTGTTGCATCCGACCTTGCGGGAACGAATATCGTCTACGACTCAGGCGAAGTCGCCGACCTCACGTCGCACGTCGTTACCGGTGATCCGCTTGAGCGTGGGCAGACCTACTACGCCTTTGGCTTGCAAAAAGATGAAACGCGAGGCTGGTCGGAGCGTAGCGCGGGCGTACGGTTTTCAATCCAGCAAATTGGCAATGGCGTCCGCGTTGACGGCGGTGTGGCCGTAGGTCCTACGACATTTGCCGATGGAGCATATGGGTATCTGGTTGTCGCCCCGGCAGAATGCCGGGTGCAACGCAAGTGGGGCTTATACGACACAGATGTGTCGGAACTGTCGAATATCTCTTCCGGGTCTGCTGCGGATGCACATACCGGCGCATACAACACGCAAGTGCTCACATCCGGTTCCTATAACTACATTAACGATGGGCTCGGTTCTGTCGGCGCT